GCGTGAGAGTACAGTTTGACGAAGGGCAGATCTTCTCCATTGGGAGCAGGAAGGAAACGGATAACAGCATAACCGTTGCCGCTCTTATCACACTCAAGTTTCCAGAGACGCTCGTCTCCAGAACTACCTGCTTTGTTCATCTTGTCAACTTCTTTGACCAGTTTGGCGGTCAGAGAACCCAGTTTGGATTGCTTCTTAAGATCAGCGAAAGACATTCGGATTACCTCGGATTTGTTTGGATTTGGGAGATTTACTTGGATAGTATAACGAAGTTTTGCTCAGGTGTCAATGTAGTCTTTGAGCGATTCAATGGTCTTTGTCATGCTATCAAACAAAGTCTTGATGTCTGTGGATGGAGGGAACCCCATCATCAGAACAGACTTCTGCAAGTTCTCTTTCATCTCAATCGCTTTAGGATCGTCTGAAAGAGAGACTCTAGTATACATCACTTGCTGCTTTTCTAGCAAGCCCTGTAACATTTCAATGTGTTCAATTTTTTCATCACGAGTCATAGTACCAAAAGACATTGCATTTGTATAGATCTGCTCCTGCAGATCATTAATATCTTCCAGTTCGTTCTTGATAATATCAGACTCAAAAAAATCACTCATTTACTATTTCCCTTAATAACTTCTTGTAGTTGAACACATCAATATTTATGAAGGGTGCATATTTTTTGATTTTCAAACTGACGGTTTCCCACACTGGATCAGTAAGTTTCTTGTCAAAGTCTTCACGAAAATGGAAGATTTTTTCGTAGATCACGAAGTTTTCTAGCGACAATCTCCCGCTTAGATACTCCTTGAGAATTTTTGGATGTCCTTTGGAGCAGTCGAATAGACTCTCCAATCCGTTCTCCGAGAGTAATTCGTTGCTTTGTTCTTTGAACAAGTAGGTTGAACTCTGCCGTCGTTTCATCCACTCGGCGTATGTCCTTTCTCCAGAATTGATAATTTCTCCAATCCATAGGTTCTGTGGGTTGTCAGCAGCGGAAAAGTTAGATACTAGAAAGTCAACGACTTCACTGTCGTCATACTTACGGGACGTTTTCTCAAACCAATACTTATCTTTCCTCTTATTAAAAGACGCCATGGATGCCCGTGATTTGGCACCATAGCGAAAGAAATCGTACTTTGGATTTGTGAAATGATTTTTTAGTGACAAATAATGTTTATAAGTTTCAAAGGGCGTCACGGTCATAGAGGAAGTTTTGCTCGCGATGTTTTCTTCATGAAGTTGAGGCGAATAGCGTCCCACTTCAAACGCTCTTTCAATGGTTTAGAAATGAGCTTCGTTACAGAGTCTACCTCAAGACCGTTGATTTCGCAATAGTGGCAAATGGCGTCAATGTAGTTGATCTGTTCTTCAGCGACAATCTTTTCAATCTCCAAGGCAAACTTAGAGGGAGTCAAGAATTTGCTCTCTATGACTTTTTCTAGTTCCTTATTTGGTTCCATATTCCTCCAGTTTATCTCTAACAAACTTTCCAATGTACTCGGTAAGAAGTTTGATGTACTTTGATTTGTCTCGTTCTTCATAGACGACGCATTCTCCATTTTCACAAGCCATGATGATTACAAGTTTTTTGACTGAGATACCAGTCAATTCATATAGCATACAACCATATGCCATACACTGAACAAAATAGTGTTCGATCCAACCCCGTGGTTTGGGTTTGGCGGATGTTTTGAAGTCAATTATTGCTAACTCGCCGTCATATTCAGCGATACAATCAACTGTCCCTGCAATACCGAGTTGTTTACTATACAGGGAACCTTCAAGGGCGTAAATATTATTTATACGTTTCAGATTTGCTTTAGAAATCTTGAACAGAAAGTCAGAAATAGGAGGAACTTCAGGAAGTTCTTCATTCTTCATGTAATGTTCAACCAGAGTATGCATATCAGTGCCACGTTTTGTAGCACGCTTCGTGATACGATCTGCTTCTTCATCACCAACTCTTTTGCGCCACTTTACAAAGATCTCTTTGTTGAAATGACTTGTGACTGATGTGATTGAAACTAACTTTAGTAGTTCTTCTTCATCAGGCACCGAATAATATCGGACACCATCAATAGTTTCCCTACTCAGTTTTGGAAGTTCAATATCAATGTGATTGAAGTTCGTTATGCCAGTGGACGTAAGTTCGCTCATAATATTCTTGGTTTGGTTCATCTACGAAGTAATACATTGCTATTGAGTATCTTTCAAAACCTTCTGGGCAGTTCAGTGGAGCAGGATGTCCATGAACCGAATCATCAGATAATGTGAAAATAACTGCTCTATTCATGATGGGAGCAACCATATGCTCCCTTCTCTTTTCCTTTTTATTCCAAAGTTCAAGATGACCGCGCCACTCATCTTCCCAATTGGGATTGAGATAGAGTAACATATTCAAGACCCTAAACTTTCTAGTTACAGGATTTACATTATAATCAACATGTAAATTAAGTCTACCACCATTTTCAATTTTGTGGCATCCACCACCCCACATGTGGGGATCTGGAATCAAATTTGAAATACCTGTTAGATCTTTTAGAAACTGAAGAAATATTGGAGAGTTGAAGTAAGTAAGTACATTAGATACTGTTGGTACTTCATATCTGAGTTGCTCTACACTCTGTTCATCCCAAGGAGTAAACCATTTGTTTACTTGGTTGTCAGTCATGTAAGCATTATTTTCAGTATGCTCGGTGACCCAATAATTAGTCTCCTTCAACTCCTTGAAGCACTGCATGGCAACGACCGGATTGATGAAGTTGTCAATAATTATGTTTGGGAATGGTTTAGCATTCTGATAATGAAAGTTAAGTTTGGGACCCAAATCATAATCACTGAATATTTCCATCAAAACCCTGCCTCTATTTTAGCTAAGATATACTCTTTGACAAGTCCAGAGCGAACAATATCATCCACTCCAAATTCAATTATATCAAAAGAATTCATTTTACGCAATACATTCATAAAATCAACGATACCATTACGTTCGTTAGTTTTATTTAAGTCAGACTGACGAGAGTCTCCGCAGAAACAAATTCTAGTATTCTCACCAACACGAGTGATAATACTGTCAAGTTCGTGGAAGTTTAGGTTCTGATATTCATCAACAATGACAATCGCATTATCAAGAGTTGTTCCACGTAAGAATGATGTGCTCCAGAACTTAATCGTTTCTTGTGCCTTGAGATTGCCGTACAGCATCTCAAAATCAGCATCACTTGGCATCTGGAACATGTACTTCACCATGTTCTTGTAAGGGATCTGGTAGATATCTGCCTTATCCTCATGAGAACCAGGAAGAAAACCAATCTCTCTGGTCGCTACGAGTGAACGTACAAGATAGATTCTCTCATAGGGAGTTCTCTCATCCAGAACGTCTCTCAGGGCATTATAGAGGGTAATAAAGGTCTTTCCTGTGCCCGCACAACCATAAGCAACGATATGCTTATCTTCTTTATATGAGTCAAAGAGTCGTTTTTGATTTTCAGTTAGAGGTTCAATATCAACAAGATATTCTTGACTGAGCGGTTTCTTCCGCTTCATCTGCTTTGTCGTGAGTCCAACCCCAATTGGTTGCTCTGCAGATGCTCTTTTCCTTCTTGCCATATTTAAAGTTTCTTGATAGTTGAACCAGGCATTTTTTGCGCTCTTTGAAGAACGTCATTCCAACCAGGATTCTTCTTGCGAAGTTTATCCTTCCACTCACCTACCTCACCAACACCTGGTGCGTTTTCTGGAGTGTAATATCTTTCCCAGTCAGGATTGTCTTCCTTCCACTGATCCCAGTCATGAACGCTCATAACAACGTCTTTCGTTTCACCAGTTTCCTTATGTTTTACTGGATATGTAGCCATAGTTATAAATTCAATGTGTTGTATTTAGACCCACTCAAGTGCTTCTGCACAAGTTGGAAATTGCTCTACGAAGATCTTCTTACATGCCTCTGCAATCTCCATATGCTCCTTCTGAGTGCCGTTAGCAGACCTCAGAGTGATGTAGTGAATCCATGAGCGAACAGACCCCGACATATACATTCTGGTGGGCGTGGCGAGGGGAAGCACGAAACGAGCACACTCCTTTGCGATTCCAGAGTCAAGCATGGACTGATACAAGACCATTGCTTCATCAAAGTGACGACGAATCTTGATTTCATACTCTTGCTTGACAAAATCATCAATATCGTCAATAGAGTTCTGACGATTCTTTGTATCTTGACGACGCAAGTCAAACATGGGAATAGACTCTGCCAACATAGAACTGTCGGCATACCGTTGCGACCATTCTTGATATGTAAATGAACGGTGCCTCAAAATTTGAGCTGCCAGACCCCTGGTAGTCTCAATCTCAAGTGTCATGAATGCCTGCTCAAACACAGACCAGTGGTTATGTTTGATGCAGTATCCCAACAATTTGGCGTAATTAGGATTTTCTTGATTTTTTGGATTTGACACACGCGCCACGTATGCCATCGTCTGCTCCGCATCGGGAGTTACACTGATCAGTTTAACGCTCATTTGAATCCTCGTTTCTCCATAGCATCTAGTTCATTGAGTTGCTCTTTTACGGTTCGCAACTGCTTTTTAAGTTCTCTAATCTCATCTTGTGAATAAAGATGATCCTGTTTGATAAGACGCTCAAGCATCTTAACCAACTTCTTACCTCTGTTTGTCATCAGTCTGGATACCCATCGTCATCATCAAAAATTTCATCATAATCAACAGGTGCACCTGGATTGAATGATGATTCTGGTTTGTATGCCTCAGGATCAGAGTAAACCTCTGCTTTAAGTCCGTCAACTAATAACTCAAGGTTCCTTACCAAAAGTTTTAATCGTTCTCTGTCCATAGTTCAATATGCACTCTTCCAATTATAGCACAAAAAAAAGAGGGTGATCAACCCTCAGTGTCTAGTAGAATTCTGCAGATTCGCTTACATGTTGCTTGGTCTTCATCGCACTCAATTAAACAGTCAAAATAATCATTGACCAGATCTAACTCCTCATTACATCTGTTTAAATTTTCGTCAATGTGAATCCATTCTGCTAATTGGTTGCGAGACAGTAGATTGTGCATCAAACCTCCCGCAATATTTGTATTTTGTAGAAGTCATAATAAAGAAGAATTTCAAAGCATAAGCGTAATCCTTAATTCTGTTCTATGTAGTATAGTTTGTGTTAATTCACTAACATATATTAAAAAAACATGAAAGTACAAAAAAAGAGAGGTTTGTTAACCTCTCTCTTAATTATTTGGTGAGAACTTTAAGTTCTCCATATATCAGTGATAGAAATGCTACAGAACCAAGGGATACGATCCCAGCGACTTGTAGTGCTCCCATATCACTTTACGTAAGTACGACCACGATAGCAGAAAGTGCCATGAGACTCTTTTGCTGCTTTGCGAACTTCACACTTTACACCACGATATGCAGTGTGAGTGATCTGTGCATCGTGAACAGCAGATGCTTTGTTGATCTGCTTTTTGATGATTTGAAGGGTGTTCATAAGTTTACTCCTGAAATACTAGGGATTTGCGCCCCGTTCCTTCAGTCGTTTGCGTCCCAGTAACACTCAGGTTCAGTTGCTTCCCTTACGGTCTCAACCAATTCAATCTTTACCTTAGGAGGTAAGGATTCGTGCCTAGCGATCCTGAGCATAATAGCATCAGAATCTCGACAACTGAGTGTAGTGTATAGAAGTAAATCTAACATGGGATGAACGCTCCGTTCCGCGACTTACTTGCGTCTCATGTATATACCCCATCACATTGACCTTCTACTTTTGACTTAAGATATCCTATTAGATTCAATTTTGACCGAAGGTCAAGATTTGGATCTGCTTGGATTTCCACTCGTCTCTGTAAGAACCTTTCACAAGACATGTGCCACCCGTAGGGGTTGCCGTCATCATGATGGGCAAGGGTCAATGCCAGTAAGATACTGAGCATGAGATGAACGTACAGGTATTATATACCTTATGAAGTATATAGTCAAGTACTTGTGTATCTTGTGATACAGTTTAAAAAACCTTAACAGTCAAAAATTTTGGCGAAAATTTTTTCCGCCTTTTGGGAAATCACTTCTTCTTTTTGGATTCGGGTGCCTTTACACCCCATAGTTTTGGATTGATTCTACCCTCTGCCTGTTTCATAGTGACAAAATCTTTTTTGAATTTGTCGTAGTAATAATCAAAGATTTCAGACTGCTTCGCAGCTGCTGCAATGTCATATTTACTGACATTATCTACTTTATATTCAACAACAAAAGCATTATTAGGCAGAGTGCGATCCTCTGCCTTATCAACATCACAATCTTCAAATAAAATTTTCATATCAACCCCACTGGATATCAGGATACGCTTCCGCGACAATTTCCTTTGTAATTTTGAACTTTGACTCAAGATCTTTATCCTTGCAAAGACAGATAATCTCTGCTTCAAGAGGATGAAGACCTTGAAGCAAATTGATGAACATGGACTCACGACGAATCCCATTCATCGCATCATTACCACCTTTCACAAAGTGGTAGAAGTTCTTCGCTTCTCTACGAATCGTAGTTCTACCTTGCTGATCAGCATTACCCATGGAGAATGATCCTGTCTCATACATTCTACGGGTCTCTAGATCAATCTTTTTAGAAAGAGTTCCACTTGAAGTCGTCTGCTCATCATAAGAAGAATATGGTACTTCACCAGGTGGGAGTGCACTCTTAATGGTCTCATCAAAGTTCCACTTAAAAACAATTTTCAGATGAAGTTCCTCATATTTCTGAAGAACTTCAACCTTTTTTGCTTTTGATCTTTGCTTACTTGCCAGATCAAGAACTTCAAACACAAGTGGTTGTTTAGGTAACTCAAGTGACGCTACCTTTACTGTCCTCGGTTTTTTAGGACTCGTCTTCGTCGCTTCCTTCTTCGTTGTAGTCATAATAGTTTTCAAAGTTAAATGCAATCACCTCATCTGGAATTAAGTTTCCTTGTTCGTCAAACATCTCGGGGTGAGGTCTTGGTACTTCCCGATAGTTCATCATGTATTCTCTAGCAGTCCAACCCCCAATTAGTCCCACAACTAAAAATAGGATGGTCAAAAATGAACCGAAGACTAAACTTACTGCTAACATTGTTCTTACCTCTGGGAACTAACTCTTTTTTTCCTTAAGTTTAAGGAAAACTCAAAATTGATAGTTACTTCCCTCTTGAAGAAGCAAACCATCTTTTCAAATCTTATTTGAAACGATTTTGGTCTCTTCTTCCCTCCATTAAGTAGTAAATCTACTCCGCGATTGGAGCAGGTCTTAGATTTATTTATGCTAAGTTCAGAGGAGTTTTTCTTCTCTGAGAAATTTGATGGTGTCAACGCATCCTCCTAAATTTTTACCGTCACATACGACCTGAGGAAAAGTAGATCCCTCTCCAAAAATAGAATAGAATTCTTGTCTGGAGTAATCTTGGTCTAGAGTGTTGACTGAATAATCACAATTCACTCTACTCAAAACCTCTTTTACTTTAACACAGTAAGGGCATCCTGCCTTTGAGTAAACTTTAAATTTCATCAATCAAAAAAGAATATGTGAAAAAGTCTAGAGTCTTCTTTTGTCTGTCCAAAGTATTCTGATGCTGCATGAATGTTCTGAGCATCAAAAATGAAGAGTCTATTGAAAACATTACCAATAGAGTCAACTAATTCAAATTTAGTTCTGTCGTAAAATCCACCAGAATAAATCTGACCGTCGAAATTGACATCACTAGTTCTTCGTGCGCCATTCTTATGAGCATACAAAGAAGTTCCTGTGCTATATGGAGCATCAGGGTTTAAGTATAACATAGCAGCCCATGTCTGTCCATCATTATGATAAACAATAGGATCTTGTGACGTACAGAATTGAAATCTACCACACATACCATGAGATTCCCATTCACGAATCTTGATACCCATGATTCTTTCAAATGCTTCTTTAGTTCCAGGAACAAAGAATTGTTCGATACTACGACTACCTTTGAAATATTCAATCTCAGGTTTGAACTCTTGCCGTAGAGCATAATCTCTTACAGCATATGGATCAGCATAGAAATTGTCTACAACCCAAACTGTCTTTTGCGGTTGTCTGTTGATAGTGCTTACAGGAATGTATTTCATAATGTTTGACAAGCAACTTGATGTAATTCTTTTCCGTAGTTACCAGAGTCAATATAGAAACTATTATTGACCAGGAAGTAACACTGTGGAAATGGCAGTTTACGTTCAGGATCTACAAGACGTTCAGTTTGATATCTCATGCTTTCAAAATCACCAATATCCCTATAACATTCTGCCAATCCTACAATATGTTCGTTTCTAAAATCACAGAATGGTTCTGCCAACATATAACTTTCTAGAGATTTTTCATGTTCTCCCATCAATCTATACATCTCACCAATACAATAAAGTGTATAGTATGCCATCTCATTTACACCACCAGTGTATCCTTTGGCATCATAGTCAATGGTGTGGTTCATCCAAGACTTGAAGTAAAAGATTGCTCTTCTAGCGTACTCCTTTTGCTGCTCAAAACCTAAAGGAAATACTGTGGCGTATGAAGCATCAAGATAACTCTTGGCAACATACCAGAAGTGATATGTATCGGTAAGTAGTGTTCCCTCACGGATATGCTGCTCCTCCAGTTTCAATGAGTCACTGATATATTTGGTGGGTGTAGCATAACTTTCTCCATCCCAAGTTCCCATTTGACGGAGACCTCTCGGAAGATTAACACGCTGGAAGTCTTCACCGACTCCTTCAATATCACAGACAATACATTCATGTGCCACATCATGCTTAAAGTGCCATGGAAGACGTGCATTCCACATCCAGGCACGATAGTAAGTGCATCCAGGATTCTCTGCTGTAATATGAAATGACTGAATATTTGTATCATCAATCAGAGACCAGTCAAAGTCATCATCAACTTCAAGATATTCATCACAATCCATCTTGAGAATCCAATCACATCCATGATCGTGGTTTAAACAAGTTTGCAAAAGATGATCTCGGTTCCAACCAAAACCAACCCAACCCTCTTCACACTGATAGTAATGTCCAGGAATACCTTTCTCTTCAAAGAAGTCCTTGACGATTTGATCTGTGCCGTCAGTAGATCCGTTATCCTGAACAACCCAGTAATCAATATATTCATAACACGATTCAAGCATTCTACGAATCACTTTGGATTCGTTCTTGAACATCGTGATCATTACAATTTTGGTTTTCCTTTCCATAATACTCTCTGTTGTATAAAGTCTAGAACTTCTTTATCATCACTCTGCTCTTCAGTTGGAGCGTAAAGTGCTCTTTGTCTGGGGTCTACTTTGTCTGGTGGGTCAGTCATATAATAGACTGCCAGACTTTTTCTATACACTCCTTCAGGACAAGATAGAGGTTGAGGAAGACCGTGCCACGAATTTTGTGTGGTATCAAATAGTATAGCACGATTGAAGACGTTATGAATAGTCTTCTCTTTCCTCAAAGGTAATTTCTTATCTGGATTATGTGACCATAATTCAAGACCACCACCCCATTCACTTTCCCACCCTTCAGTAAGATATACAATAAGATTTAGTTTCCTTTGAAGACCCGACTTTGGATGAATAGAATAATCTAAGTGAATATTCAACTTACCGCCGCGGCCATGAATATGCCATCCACCACCATGAAGACCAATGTCAGGATACAACTTTTGAATACCAGTCTTCTCACGTAAGGTATTCAAAAACTCACAAGAGTTAAGAAAACAAAAAGTCTTGTAAGTTTCTGGAGGGAAGTCCCACCAGTTGTTACTAGACTTTTTATTCTCTAATGGATTCTTGTATTGATACCAAAGATCACTACTATACTCTGGAAACTCCTCAGATAGTTTTCTTGCTTTATCTAATGGAAAGAAATCATCAATAACAAGATGGTCATACGGAAAACTTTCCATCAAATCCCCAAAACACCTGGGAAACGATAACTATCATCTTTGATAGCAACCAAGTGAGCGGCAACAACAGGAATGTGTGGTGCCATCTCATAGGTATCGAGACGGTAAGTTTGGAACCTGATGTCAGTATTCCTGATGAACTCTGCCTTGTTTTTGTTTGTGTAATACCAGAAGCTATGCTCATTCCAGAAACTGACATGTGTAGGATCTTGCCATGCTCCACGACCATCAGTAGAAGGAACTTCAATAAACGCCCATCCACCATGAACCAAAACACGATGAATCTCTCTCATCGTTTTGATAGGGTCTCTCAAATGCTCGATCACATGACTAGCATTAATAACACCGACACTATTATCTGGGAGAGGGATACCTTCATTCAAATCACAGGTAATATCAGCACCCTCCTGGTCGATAGTCATGTATCCGGCACGAGGATAAAGACCACCACCAATATCAACTTTCAATAATCCTTTCTTATCAGCATCACGTTCAGCAAGTGCCTGAGACCATTGATGTCCCAGACGCACAGTTTCTTGTTGAATTGATTGATTGCGCTCTAACCAAGTGTTATCTCCAGTGATGCGATACACATAAAGTGGTTTATTAACCAGGAACATTTCTGTTACCAAGTATGTACGAATCATCAGTTCATGATCATCGCAGATGTCTAGGTCAACATTGTGTCCGCCAATGTCACGGTAGATACTTGTTCTCCAAGACCTCACATGGTCTGGAGCATACCAAATGTAAGACAAGGCATGACTAGTGGGTTGCCAAGAATGCATGATGTAGCGGTCTTTATCCCGCCAATTCAACTTGTGATAAGTCCACCCGTGATCAGGATTGTAAGGGACAAACTCATCAGTCATGTGATACGGAATCACATCCGTATAAACAAACCCGATCGTTTCATCTTGATATGCTTTATTCAGTTCTTCAAGACATTCTGGCATCAGAATATCATCAGAATCAACCTCCACCAAAACGTCACCCTCACCTTTGTGGAAGGCATGATGCTTATGATACCCAACACTGGTTGAAGGATCGTCGGTGCGGTAAATTACAACACGGTCATCATTACGAATCTCTTCCTCAAGGTCTTCTTCATAGAGAGCATTGTTCAACCACAAGACCCACTCCCAGTTCTCATAGGTCTGAGCGACAATACTGTCATAGAGTTCTTTGAGATAGGGAGTCTTCTTGTGTGCTGGTGTAATAATGCTGAACTTATAATCCATTCAAGTCAAAATGATATATGATCATTATATTCTATTGGTCAGGGGGTGTCAAGGATTTTCTAATGCAGAGACTCGTGTTTCAAGCGTTTCAATCCTAGTCTGTGCTTCCTGCAAAGCCTTAACGGCTTTCATGTAAAGCACGGAGTAGTTGATTGATTTGATGGACTCCAGTTGGTTTCCATCCGCGTCCTGGCACGTTTCACCTTCTCTAACGGCAGTTGTTTCGACTAACCCAGGAGAAACAGTTTCAACCTCCTGCGCGATCAAACCAAGCTGAGTGTGTGTTTGGTGTCCGGTGGCTTCTCTAAAGTTGTACTTACGAACCTGCAAAGCCTTGATGTCGTTCCACTGCGAAGTGGCATCAACAATGTTCTCTTTCAGATTTTGATCTGAAATGGATCCATAGGAGTTATTAGTGTTTTGGACATTGCCGTTGGTGTAAACCCTAAAAGAAAGAGTTCCAGCGCCCATGCTGGTTGAGCCATAGCGGGCGTAGATATACGCCTCGTTGTTGCCAGAACTTTGTGTGTTTGAAATATCTATGTTGACGTTAGACGAAAAAGTTTGAAAATCACCGACCGACGTTATACGGGCTCGGTATGCCACGCCTGAACCATTTACCCTGGTTCCGAAGAGCATATCTGACGAAGAGTTTTCATAAACACCGTTCGCCTTAACGACATGAATAACTCCGCCCATTACATGACCGCCGCCATGATGGTTATAAAAAGTTATGCCACCACCTGTGCTGGCATTTCCGCTAGTGGCCTTCGTATAAAGCTCAAGTGTATCATCGTCAGTTGGCTGCAAATTTCCTCCACGAGTGCCTGTGATTTGTATTTTTCCTGCACTCGTAATTTTGAGTCTTTCTGTGTTTGATGTATAAACCTGTATGTGGGCGCTTTCTCTTTGTATTACATTAACATTACTACTACTACCATCAATACTCAAAGTAAATCCGTCACTAGCAGTTGCGCCAGTGGTAGCAGTGGTCATATGAAGTCTGACTGGTTCACCAGAAGAACTCTCACCAATATGAAGTGCTGTATTTCCAGGCGCAATTGGGGTTACACCCAATCCCATATTACCAGCAGAATCTATGCGAAGTCTTTCTGCTGCGTTTGTAGAAAAACGCATGGCATTTGAGCCATTCATGTATTCAATAATTCCAGGATTGACATCATCCTTGTCGCCAAAATTAATTATTGAACTTGCGTTATTTCCCGAAACAATAGAAATAGCGCAATCTTGGGCACCATTATAGTTTCTTTGAAAAATACCAACTTCAGCGCCAGTAAATGACGGAGTGCCTTGGGTGGCGTCATGAACTGCATGAATACCGCCTGTTTGGCATCCAGGATTCGTGACATTGACACCCAACTTACCATCAGAAGTTATACGAAGTCTTTCTGTTCCTGATGTTGCTAAAACCAAAGAACCTGACTCTCTATAATTAAAATACGCTGTTTCATTTGCTCCAACACCTATTGTAAGTCCATCTGATCCAGTAGCACCAGTATCTCCAGTTGTAAACTGTAGATATGAATGATCGCCAGACCCAGTGCCAGAATTGTGAATATGTGCTAAGTAGGCGGGACTATTCGTTCCCAATCCCATCTTACCATCAGAAGTTATACGAAGTCTTTCTGAACCCGCAGTCTCTACTGTAAATGTATCTGCAGCAGGGAATCTGATCTTTGTATTTGTATCTCCAGTGTGAATGATACTATCAGCGATTGACATATCACCACTAAAAGTGGAGAGACCAGTAACATTCAATTGAGTGAATGAGGTAATACCAACTATAGCTCCAGCAGTGGCATCAACCCACTGAGCACTATTACCGTCGTTGTAGTAAACCTTCAAGCGACCAGTGTCACTCTCCCACCATAAATTACCATTACTAGGAGAACTAGGAGCATTATCAGAGACTGTTGCTGCAACAGAACCAGTGGCACCCTGGACACCTTGAGAACCAGCAGAACCTGTGGCACCCTGGACGCCTTGATTACCTTGAGGACCAGTAGCTCCAGTAGCACCCTGAACACCTTGATTTCCTGTAGGACCAGTTGGTCCAGTGGCACCAGTGGCACCTTGAGGACCCGTGGGACCGGTAGAACCAGTAGCACCTTGAACGCCTTGATTACCTTGAGGACCTGCTGAACCGTTAGAACCAGCAGAACCTGTGGCACCCTGGACACCTTGAGCGCCCTGAACACCCTGATTACCTTGAGAACCAGTAGGACCGGTAGCACCAGTGTCACCCTTGTCACCAGTTCTAGCAAAAGTAATTAAAATATCTTCATTAGCACTGAAAGGATTCGTTGCTGATGAATCAACAGGACTTACTGTAACATCAAAATAACCAGTGTTGTCAGTCAGACTGGAAATCGTGAATAATATAAATTGACTTGCGTCTGTCTTATTTGAAATCTTGACATGACCCTTGATAGTGCTCGTAGAGTCATCAATAGTCTGCAGATAGGATGAAATATCATTACCGTTTTCATCAGTATCGCAAATATAGATACCTGTCGCTGCATTCTGAGTAGAGTTATCTAATCTAATATCTCCCGCACCAGGATTTGCATTTGTAGTATTAGATTCAAAAGTATAGTAGAAAGTAGCACCGCCAAAGTTTCCTTCAGCACCCTGAACACCCTGTGCTCCTTGAACGCCTTGGGCACCTTGAACGCCTTGAGCACCTTGAACACCCTGATTACCTTGAGGACCAGTAGCACCAGTAGCACCCTGACGACCCTGAGCACCTTGAGGTCCAGTGGCACCAGTAGCACCTTGAACACCTTGATTACCTTGAGGTCCGGTAGAACCAGTAGCACCTTGAACGCCCTGATTACCTTGAGGACCAGTAGGACCTGTAGCACCCTGAACACCCTGAGGACCGGTAGGACCCGTAGCACCGGTAGCACCTTGAACACCCTGAGCACCTTGAACACCCTGAGCACCTTGAGGTCCTGAACCAGCATCAATCCAGTTAAGTTGAGATCCAGTGGAACTTAAAACCTGACCGGAAGTTCCAAGCTGCCCATCTTTATCCTGAAGTCCACCAGTAATCTGTACACCATCAGACTTGGTAGCGAGTTTCTGATCACCATAATGATAAAGTATCATCTCGCCTGTGCTTCCATCAGCAAGAGCGTAAAACGCAGTACCACCACCACCATTGTCTGACATCAAGGCAATATCTTCACCATCAGCATTGTTGATGAGATATACGGATCCAGTTGCGTTTGTAATAAGGGAACTAGATCCACTGTGGTAAATCTGCAAGTCATCGCCAGTGCCTAACCTAAGTCTGTCACTGTCCTGCAGGTCCAGGTTGGCATGTAGGGTTACATCACCGGAAATATCAGCAGTGCCATTAACATCCAATCCACCAGCAGTGGTGACACCAGTTACATTAAGTCCGTTGGAAATTGTGACCGGTTTAGTCGTACTGATACCTGTACCACTACTTTGCCACACACCAGCACTAATGCCAGTTAAATTAGAACCATCACCATAAATGTAGTTTGCAGTAACTACACCAACATTCAGGACCGCAGTATTACTGGCATGTACCGCACCACCAGCTGTGGAGGTGCCTATACCAACGTTGCGAGTGGTGTGAATACCAGTGTCGTTAGAGACAAACTTACCTACAATATCTAAAGCAGAACCACCGGAGGTCTCTACCCACTGGTTACTACTTCCGTCAGTGTAGTAAATGTAAAGTTCACCTACATCACTATCCCACCAGAGATCACCGTTACTAGGGGATCCAGGAGCACTTTCAGAAACTGTGACACTAGCAGATCCACCACTAACACCAGTTAGAGCAGAACCATCACCGTAGAACTTATAGGCAGTGACAATACCAGCAGCAAGAACAGCAGTATTGTTAGAACCTACAGCAGTGCTAACGTCGTCAGTACCGATACCAACGTCGCCAGCAGTAAAATTAATATCGTAACTTAACGAACCGACACCGACATTAAATGGGTTGACACAAACGACGGTCGTACCAATACCCACCCCATTGGGGTCTTTCTCCAGGTAAAGTTTACCATCGTTTGTGTTGATCGCGAGTTCACCCAGCGCCAATTGATCGCTAGTGGGAACCTTATTAGGAGTTGCTGAACGCCTAA